TGATTATCGTGTTCTAGTTGGATCGTATAACATCGGCGAAGATGAAATCAATCACCCTGTAGGCCAAAATGTTATCCGCATAATTCCGGTGGTAGCCGGCGGGATTACTTGGAAACAAGTATTTGGTAGTGGCGTGGGTAAAGTTATTGTTGGTGCATTATTAATAGGTGCTGCATTTTTTACTGGTGGCGCATCAATTGGTTTATTAGGCTTGGCAGCACCGGTGGCTGTCAGTAGCGTATTGGCTGGGATTGGCATATCAATGGCATTAGGTGGTGTGTCGCAGATGCTGACACCAGTGCCACGTATTGCACCGCCATCAATAGGTAATGGCACTGCAACATCGTCGCCATCAACAATGCGTGAAACAGAGATGGACCCACAAAAATCTTATAGCTTTAGCGGCATTCAAAATACATCAGTGCAAGGTACACCAGTACCTATTATTTATGGTGAGACGATTGTTGGATCAGTTGTTATATCAGCCAATATATCAACCTTGGAGGTAGTGTAATGCCCGGCAGCGCGTTTTTTGAGCAAGGTCTATGGGACCCGACGATTCAAAATTTTCAAGCTTTACCAGCCGAATATCAATATGCATCTTTATTAAAAGGCCAAGAGCAAATTAATTATGTAAATCAGCTTAAGCAAAATCAATTAGCTGAAGCTAATAGACCACGCACACCAACGCGTACAGCAGACAGTTTAGCTAGCACGCAATACGCTACATTTATTGATTTGCTTAGTGAAGGCGAAATTGAAGGTTTCCCGTCAGCGGCTGGGCTAACCAAGGGCACTAGCGCATATAATATTGCGGCTTTAAAGGATATTTATCTTAATAAAACGCCTATTTTAAGAGCTAGTGCTGATTTAAGTAATGTGCAATTAGTTGATTACAATTTTCAGGATGTAACCATTGAGCCGCGTTATGGCACACAAGCGCAAACATATATCCAGGGTTATGGCGATATAAGCGAGCCTGTCAACGTTCAATCGACCCCAGTGCTACAAGCTGTGCCCGTCGTAAGAAGAGTAGACGATGTCAACGTAAACGGTGTTGTTATTACTATTACAGTGCCAGCGTTGCAAGAATTTAACACACAGGGGGATATATTAGGCGCTAGCTTTTCATTCACAATTGCGCTTTCATATAATGGTGGCGCATATACTACTGTAGCAACTGAGACAGTCAGCGGGCGCACTGCTGATTCTTACCAGCGTGATTATAGAGTTGATTTTGCCACTGGATGGACGGGCTCAGTAGATATTAAAATAACAAGATTGACAGCCGACAGTGCTGATTCCGCTACGTTGGTTAATGCGTTTCTATGGACGTATTACCAAGAATTGGTATATCAAAAACTTACATACCCGAACAGCGCAATTGTTGCTATTAAATTTAATGCGCAACAATTTAGCTCATTACCAAGTCGCGCCTATCGCATTCGTGGCGTTAAGGTGCGTGTGCCAACAGGCGTCACAATAGACCAAGCCAATGGCCGTATTATCTATCCTGACGGCTACACATTTAATGGCACGCTAACAGCCGAGAATGCGCGTGTATGGACATCAGATCCAGCATGGATTTTGTTTGACCTGCTTACTAACACTAGATATTCCTTTGGGCAACATATAACTGACTCGCAACTTGATAAGCCAGCTTTTTATGCTGCATCAGCTTATGCATCAGCTTTAGTATCAAATGGCTTAGGCGGCACCGAACCACGTTTTAGTTGTAATGTATTAATCCAAAACCAAGATGATGCTTATAAATTAATCAATGATCTATCCAGCGTAATGCGTGTTATGCCCTACTGGGCAACTGGCGCGTTGACTATATCGCAAGATGCACCACGAGATGCGTCTTATTTATTTACAATGGCTAATGTAACAGAAGCTGGATTTAGTTATAGCGGTAGCAGTCTTAAAACTAGACATACAGTTGCAGTTGTTACTTACCTAGATACACAAACGCAAGATATAGCATATGAGATAGTGGAAGATGCGGCTGGTATCAGTAAATATGGAGTTAGCAAGACAGAATTGCGTGCATTTGCCTGCACCAGTCGCGGCCAAGCAGCAAGGCTGGGCGCATGGGTATTGTATTCCGAGGCTAATGAAACAGAAGTTGTTACATTTACATGTAGCATTGAATCTGGTGTTGTTGTAAGGCCAGGGCAGGTAATAAAAATTGCAGATCCATTAAAAGCAGGCATCAGGCGTGCTGGCCGGATTAATGCTGCAACAACTACTCAGATTACAATAGATAACACAGACCAGACAGATGTAACCGATTTGTTTAATGCAAAGCTAACTGTTATTATGCCTGATGGCAGCATTGAAGAACGCACTATCACAACTGTTGTAGGTGCTGTTATTACAGTATCAACAGCATATTCTACAACGCCAAATGTTGGTAGTGTATGGATGTTGCAAAATACAGATGTAGAAGCTACAACATGGCGGGTGCTTACTGTAACTGAAAGCGAAGGTGCTGAATATCAAATTACAGCATTAGCTCATAATCCTAGTAAATATGCGTATGTAGAACAGAATAGACCATTGCAAAATCCAAATATATCAGTTACTGAAATTAGCCCTGAGATACCAGTTGGCATTAACTACGAAGAAGTGTTTTATGCTACAAACAATAGAGCAACGTCAAAAATAGTTGTTCGGTGGCAGCCAGTGCGCGGCGTAAGCGAATATCGTGTGCAATGGAAACGCGGCGACGGCAATTGGAATTTAGTTGATACCGTAAGCGCACAATATGAAATCTTAGAAGCTGATATTGATACTTATTATATCCGTGTTTATAGCTTAAACCCATTGCGGATACCATCAACTGATTATGCAGAATTAACTGTTACAACAGTTGGCAAGACCGCATTACCAGCAAATGTAATTGGCGTATCGTTGATACCAATCAATGAATCAAGTGCAATTTTAAGTTGGACGCGCAGCAGTGAACTTGATGTATTGGTAGGCGGTAAAGTATTAATACGGCATAGCAAGGCAACAGAAAACGCAACATGGGGTGAATCACAAGAAATTGTTGCGGCGGCTGCTGGCAGCCAAACACAAAAGCAAGTGCCATTATTAAATGGTAGCTACTTACTTAAATTTGAAGATGATGGCGGCAGGCGTAGTGTTGATGCAACAGTTATTACGGCTGACCTAACAATACAGCAACCACGGCTAACAATTAGCAATGTAAATGAAGAAGATTCAAATTTTGCTGGTACTGGCAGCAGCGCTGTAAATATGAATTATAATGCGGGATATGATGCGTTGATAATTACTGAGTTAAGCCTTTTGTATGTTGTAGATGGTTACGTAGAAAGCGGTTATTTCGTAGGTTTAACCGGTGAATTTAATTTAGGTTTAAACAACAACAATCCATTAGACCTTGGCGCTACTTATGATGTAAATATCCAAAGGCGTATTGCATCAGCAGGTTATAGCGCAATCACTTTATGGGATAGCCAGACTGCATTAATTGATACATGGGAAACAATTGATGGCGATGTTGTCGATAGAGTTGATGTTGCTATGTACGTACGCTATGCGACTGAAGATCCAGCAAGTTCACCGGTATGGAGTAGTTGGCGTGAGTTTAGTAATGCTATAGTACGTGGCCGTGGATTTCAGTTTAAAATTATTGCGTCCAGCGAAGATGTTGCGCAAAACATACAAATATCGCAACTTGGTGTTTTAGTTGAATTGCAGCAACGTGTTGAGGTATCAGCTATTTTAACAACAGGCGCTGCTGCTTATAATGTGACATATACAAAAGCATTTTATTCGGCGCCATCTGTTCTTATTACACCATATGATTTGTTATATAATGAGGATTATACAATCACAAGCGTTACCAGAACCGGCTTTACAGTTGCCTTTAAACAGGGTGCCAGCTTTATTGCGCGTAGTTTCACCTATACTGCGGTGGGATATGGAGGTGTGATCTAGTGGCTCAACATGATTATGACATTGGCAACCAAAACGGGTCAGCATTTAGATCCGACCTAAACAATGCGCTGGCTGCTATTGTCAGCGTTAATAGCGGATCATCAGATCCGGCTGTCATGTACGCCTATCAGTTATATGCTGATACAACCAATAACCTAGTAAAACAGCGCAATGCGGGTAATAGCGGCTGGGTAACAATTGGTACGTTAGGCGCAACCAACTGGGGTCTGGCCGCATTAGCAAGCCCTACTTTTACTGGTACACCATCAGCACCAACAGCAGCAGCAGGCACTAACACCACGCAGATAGCAACAACGGCATTTGTGGTGTCAAGCTATTTACCATTAGCTGGTGGCACCGTTACCGGCAACATAACGCTGAATGCGCAATCAGATATAAGGTTTGCTGATGCTGATAGCAGTAATTACGTTGCGTTGCAGGCACCAGCAACAGTTGCATCAAACCTGACATTGACCCTACCGGCAGCAGATGGCAGCAGCGGCCAGGCATTAACTACTAATGGCTCAGGCGCTCTTGCATTTGCAACCATTGGTGGTGTACCAACTGGCGCCGTATTTTATTTTGCTGCTAATACCGCCCCAACTGGATTCCTAAAAGCTAATGGTGCTGCGGTCAGTCGCACCACCTTTGCTGCTTTATTTGCTGTTACCGGCACTACCTATGGCGCTGGTGATGGCACCACTACATTTAACTTGCCTGATCTGCGTGGTGAGTTTATACGTGGTTGGGCAGATGACCGTGCAGTAGATACAGGTCGTGCATTTGGTAGTGCGCAGGCGGCAGACACTAATTTATTAAGCCATACCCATAGTTCTGCAGTTACTGCCTATGGAGGGGGCAGTCAAGGCACCTTAACTTATGGGGCGGGATGGACTCAAGCGTATAACCAACAATCCGAGCAATATGAAAATAACCCTGCCGTAGTAAATCTTACATATACAACTGGCGGGCCATCCCCAGCCGGTGGCGCCGAGACCAGACCACGTAACGTGGCATTGCTAGCCTGCATCAAGTTCTAATGGCTAGAATGAACCCATGATCTACCCATCAACCCTTAACCTAACAGTACTGCAAGACAGTACATTCGAGCAGGATCTTGTAATAACAGAAGCAGCTAAAGCTGCAACATTAAATGATGCTACTAATGTAATCACAAGCGCATGTCATGGCTTAGTAGCTGGTGATCGCGTAGCCTTTGCTGTTAGTGGCGGCAGGCTGCCATGCGGCATCCAAGCAACTGAGAATTATTTTGTATTAGCTGATGGCTTTACAACTGGTGCATTTAAAATTAGCACTAGCGCCGGAGGTTCAGAAGTAGATTTTACAATACTTGATACTGCTGCAACTTATGAAATTGGTAAGATACTTAATTTAACTGGCTATACTTTTGACGCTGACATAAGAAGCGAATTTGGCGGGGCGTTAATTGGCTCTTTAGTTTGTACTGTCACAAGTGCTGTTACGGGTAAGCTTAATTTATCATTAACAGCAGCGACTACAGCAGCCTTAGCGGCTGGGGTTTATTTATGGGACTTAAAACTGAAAGTGCCCAACGTTAGCAGCTATTTTTACGCTAAAGGCAGTTTTACGGTTACGGCAACTGTATCTAGAGATTAATGTTAGCTCCTATCGTAACCACTACTATTTTACTAAGCCGCAGCTTAGAGTATAGGTATCTTATTGCGTCTGATATTGGCACAGCTAGATCAGCACCAGTTATATTTGTAAACCTGCAATACTTTGACGTAGCTGGCTATTGTGATGCCGGTTATACTGTCCTATAGGAACCCCAATTAACCCATGACCACAATTGTCACACGCGCAGGTAAAGGCTCACCGTTAACGCACACGGAAGTTGATACTAATTTTACTAACCTAAATACTGCCAAGCTGGAAACGGCAGCCATACCGCTGGGGACATTACAAGCGCCTAGCGTTAGTTTCCTGAATGATAGCGATACTGGAATTTTTTGTCCTCAAGGCGGCAACTCCTTAGCAATTGCAACTGGCGGTCAATATGCAATTACTTGTACATCTACGCAAGCTGTTGGGATAAAAACGGCAAACCCCCAAAAAGCTTTGCATGTAGCAGGCCCTACGCGGGTAGGTGCCGATGACGCAACAGATGCGTTTTTAGAAATTGGTGAAGGTGCAACCGGCAACCGCAACTCATATATTGATATTGTTGCCGACACAACTTATACCGATTATGGCTTACGGGTTATTCGTAATAATACAGGCGCTAATGCTACATCAGAGCTAAAACATCGCGGTAC